CTCGATGAATTTTATAAGACAAACAGAGATAAACATGATATTATGATTATTTCTGATGAAATTGGTAGATCAAAACCCTCAACTTTATTTTTTCTTTCAAAGTTCGGGTGTCAAGTTGAGAGAGTTGTATTTTATAGCAAAATCACTATAGATAAAATTTGGAATGAATTTGATGTTTTACTTACCGCAAATCCTGACTTATTATTAAACCATCCTCAAGATAAAAAAGTTATCAAGTTTGAAACAGTATATAATCAAAATATTGATTTTAAAAATAATATTGATACTTTAAAATCTTTAAACGAAAAAATACTTGAATTAGAATGATAGAAATTTGGAATGAAAACTATTACGTAGATTTGGATGCGATCGAAAAATACGTAGATATTAGCGATATTAATCCCATTGAAAATAGTGGTCAAACAGACACAAAAATTAACTTAGTAAGATACGAAATGGTTAAGTTAATGTTGGACGTTGTTTTTACTGAACATGATATCCAAGACGAAAAACTTGGACTTCATAACTCAGGATTATCAGTACCTTTTAAACTATCATTTAACAGTTTACTAAATAAAAAATTGATTAACAAATATTAATATGGATCAAGAACAAATTGAAAAAGTAAAACTTTCAATACAGAAGTTAGAAGAAAAAACTTCACGAATTTATTTCTTTGTACACGATACAAAAGGAAACCCCAAAGCGTCAATTAAATACATTTATGACATGGCACTAACACTCAAGAATAATGGTTACAACTCAACTATTTTACATGAGAAAAAAGATTATATGGGTGTCGCAAATTGGTTAAACGAAGAATATATGAGTCAAATTCCACACCAACTTATTGAGGGTGAAAATATTGAGATTGCACCTGAAGATTTTTTGGTTGTACCTGAAATTTTTGGATTTATGATGGATCAGGTAAAGGACTTACCATGTGGTAAAATCGTACTTACACAATCATACGCACACATGTTGGAAACTCTACAGCCAGGTCAAACTTGGAGTCAATTCGGTTTTTTTAAATGTATTACCACATCTGATGTACAAAAAAAACAAATTGAAAAAATAATGAGAAATAACTCATTTGATATTTGTGAACCTTACATTTCTGATCTTTTTAAGAAAAAAGATAAACCACCAATGCCAATCATTGGTATACATTCAAAAGAACAAGAAGACACTATTAATCTTATAAAGACTTTCTATTTAAGATTTCCTCAGTATCGTTGGTTCACCTTTAGAGACCTTAGAGGTCTTAATCATGAACAATTTTCACAAGCTATTTCAGAGTGTATGTTAACTGTTTGGATTGATCATGAAAGTGGATATGGAACATTCCCATTAGAATCCATGAAGTGTGGTGTACCTGTTATGGGTATTGCACCCGAATTAGTCCCGCAATGGATGAATGAGGAAAATGGTGTGTGGATTAAAGATAGAATTTTACTACCAGAACTTGTTGGTGATTGGGTTCAAAATTGGTTAGAGGATAACATATCACCATCAATATATGAAAACATGGACAAAACAATTGGTGAACTACCAACTAAAGAAGATTTTGAAAATAAAGTTGTTGAGTTATTCTCCGAATATCTTACTCTACGTGCAAACTCTATGAAAGATCAAATCTCAAAATTTAATGATTAATATGGAAAACATTTTAGACCTTACAGTTGTATTACCGATTAAGTCGGCTATTGCAAAAGATTTCGCAGAACTTTTTGGGAATGCGATATCGTCAGTTAAAAATCAAAAAGTTGGTGTCAAAGAACTTTTGATTGTCGCAACTCAAGAAGAACATTTACAAGACTTTCTTAAATCTTTTGATTTTGGAGATCAACCATACCGTATTTTAACTTGGGAGGGTGAACCAAGTTTTGCTGACCAAATAAATTATGGTATTAAAAGTTCAAACAGTGAATGGGTTTCCATTTTTGAGTTTGATGATGAATATGCATCAATTTGGTTTGATAACTTTAACAAATATCAAAAATACTATACGGATGTGGACGTGTTCCTTCCAATTGTTGTAGATACTAATGAAAAAGGTGTTTTTGCTGGTTTTACAAATGAAGCGGTTTTTGCCGCAAATTTTGCACAAGAAATGGGATATCTTACAAACGATATCTTACAAGATTACCAAAACTTCCAAACATCAGGTATGATTTTCCGTAAAAAAGTTTATGAAGACTATGGTGGGTTCAAATCAAGTATCAAACTTACATTCGTTTATGAGTTATTCCTTCGTTGGACTTATAACTCGGTAAAAATTATGAGTATTCCTAGAATCGGATACAAACACTCTAATATGAGAGAAGGTTCTTTGTTTTGGAACTACAAAAATGGTACTGACAAAATGTTAGATGAAGAAGTTAAGTTTTGGGTTCAAAACGCAAAAAAAGAATATTTCTTCACCGAGGACAGATCCATAAAGTATGTTTCAACAAATGATTAATGTCAGAAACATTCACGGCGACATCAGAGACATTTACGGCCACAACTGAAGACGCCGCTTCAAAAAAAAGAGGTAGAAAGGCTACTCAAACAAACTACTTCGATGTAAGAGAAGAAGAAGCTGTTAGAAAATATTTGATAGCGACTACTTTCGAAGAAAAAAATCGTATTTACAACGAATATTTGAGAGGACCTCTTGATAAGATGATCTCCTCGATTATTCGTCGATATAAACTTTACAGAAAAGATATGGATTTTCGTGAAACACACACGGATACACATTCATTTTTAATGACTAAAGTTGATAAGTTTATACCGGCAAAAAATAAGAAGGCTTATTCTTATTTCGGTACAATTTGTAAGAACTATCTGATGGGTCAGATTATTAAAGATCAAAAAGATATGAATCGGAAAATATCTTATGAAGATATCTCTCAGTCCTTAGAAGAAAGACCCGACATGATGTACACCATTGACAATGACACTATAGAAACTGAAGTTGTTATTGCACAATATCTCACTGATTTAAAAGGTTATATTGATAAGGAAAACTTATCAGATAGTGAGGTAAAACTTGGATACGCACTTATTGACCTATTTGAAAACTACGATTCTATTTTTACCGGTACCGACAACAACAAATTTAACAAAAATATCATTCTTTTGTCATTAAGAGAAATGACTAATCTTTCCACCAAAGAAATACGAAATTCTATGAAAAAATTCAAAAAACTATATTTGGTGGTTCAAATGAAAATGAAAGATTAACTTTTCATTTTTTTTGAATATTTTATTCTAAAGTATTTATTGGTATGCCACGTCCACAAAGAAAAGAAATCAAGTACACCAAAGAGTCTATGTTGGCTCTTATGCAAGAAATCTACAATGAGATTGTAGAACAACGTAATACCGCTATTCGTATACAGAACAAAATGCTTACGATGATGAAAGAACCTGAAGATATGAGACAGCTTGGTCCTATCATTGAAAAACAACAAAGAATAATAAATGATTGTGTTGAGAAAAAGTTAACACTTTCTAAACTCCAATCACAGATTTGGGAAAAATCTAACAACACACAAGAAAGTTTTTCTCTATCTGATATGGATGAAGATCTCATGAATCAACTTTTGGACAAAGATTCGGATGTTGATGATGAGACTCCAACATACAGAATGAAATAATGCCACTACCAAATTTTGAACCGACAGATCTTAAAAATGGATATGAGTCAATAAACTCACAAATTTCTGCGCTCCAATCTTACAAAGCAGTATCTGATGCTCAAAATCAAAATACGAGAAACTTAGGCAATTCCGATGCACAATATCAAGGGTTATTTGCAACTCAGTTAAATCAAATCTCAACACAACAAAAAAGGTTCGAAAGAAACACCCCAACATCTTATAGTGAACTTTTAAAGTTAATCCAAAAAACCAAAGGTTCTGGAACTGAAACATCTAAAGAACTTAGAAAAATATTAATCACCGCAGCGATTAAGTTAGAGCCTGAAGTTAATCAAATTGTTGCTCAACAAGCAATTAAAGTTTTAGGTTGTTCACAACAACAAACTTATGAAGGAATTTCAGAAAATGAGTTAATTTTAAATGGTGTGAACTCTCTTAGTGCGTTAGCACCAAGCAAAGGAATATATTTAAAAATCACTGATATTGATTTTTTTAAAGCTTTGACCGTTGACCCGCAAAGTAGAATAGGAAAAATATATTACGAACGTGAAAATATTGGGTCGCTCCAAGCTTATAGAAACTACTACGGTACAAGTGGTTTCCCGATGAACTACGAGTTGTGGGAAAGAACACAAGATTCAACTAAAACATACAAAGATCAGTACGAAGTTTTTTATAATGGTGGAAGTTCAAAAGATAGATTATTCGATTTTGCATACACCAAAACTGATGGTTTTGGAAATAGTGGTGAGTTTGTAAGAATATTTTTTATTGACAGAACAGGTACACCTGTTGATCCTGGAACAGATAAACTCGCCTATTCAGGACAAACAATTGTTAAATCACTCAATGATTATTATAGATCTATTAATATTTTTAGTGCTAAAACTCTGTTAGCAAATATATTAAATATTGCTGTTGGTGCACTTTCTTCAGGTATTAGTATAACTCAAATACAAGAACAAACAAAATTTGCGATAATACTCAATAGAATATTAGGTAGGTGTGAATCTGGAGAAAGTGAAATTGATGTAAGTGGTATTGCTAAAGTCTCTGAACTTGATGTGGTGGATGACGCATTTTTTGAATTTAATCAAATAGACGAAAAATTTATTCAAGAAACAGTTAATCGAGTTCAAGGTAGGTTTGTAACCTACGAAGAATGTGGTGAGGTTCGGTTTCCCGTTGATGTAAACTCGATCCTTAATGACGCAGATCGATTTGGTCAGATTGCAGATTCTTTGACTATCGAACAACAAGTCGAAGAAATTGAAAGAATATTAGATTCGATACCCAATACTTGGGAACAAAGTGGAACAACACAAACTATAAAATTCAGTACAGACGCTTATCTTTCGAATCTCATAAGTCAAATACCATTGGCACTAGCCTCTTCAATTTTTACACCTAAAGTACTTCTACCATTATTTGCCTTTTATCAGTATTTACAAAACGAAATTTTGGGATTTGCAAATCAACAAATAGTAAGTGGAAATACTGTTATTAATGTTGTAAATAGTAATATATCCTCAGCCAATACTCTTAACCAACAATCCAATATTCAAGTCTCAAATGCTACTCAGTTTGCCAAAAAGTTTAGAAAGTTTTTATTCGGTGTTGTAGGTGCCGTTGCCGGTAAATTTATTGAGATTCTTTTTCAAATATTAAAAAGGGAACTTCTCAATCTCATTAAAACAGCGTTAGAAGATATCTACAGAACAAGTAATAATATTTACGCGTTGAAAGTTAGATCGTTAATAGCCGCTGGTGAGTTTTTGGTGGACTCATTTGTGTCAATACAAAATTACCGAGAGTGTAAATCTTTAGTTGCTCAGATTCAAAAAATATTGAAACTTATTTCACGAAGTATTCCGAATAGACCAAGAATATCAAAAGGTTTAATTGGACTCGCCAACTATCTACCTGGTACTTCCCCCGAAAGAGCGGTAATCAATGCAATACAGATTAGTCAGGAGTTTGGATTACCAACAGGAAGTTTATCAGATGGGCAACCAAATAAAATGATTTTATACCAAATGGCAACACAAAGAGCATCAAAAAAAGAAGAGGCCGAAAACGGTGTGGTCGACATTGGAGTTGATCCTATACAAACTGCAGCACTTGGGGGTATACCAGTCTTTGTTGGAAAAAATAGATAATATGACACAAGAAGAATTTAAAATTGTCGGGGAAGTTGTTAAGGATATAAAAAATGTTCCAAACGCTAAACTCGAAGAAACTATGGATAAAATTTCCTCGGAGTTTGAATCGACCAAAAACGCTATCTTGGGTTTGAGTTTTTATATAGACAAGCTCGAAGAAATGTATAACAATTTACTTAAAGAATACACAGACAGAAATGGGATCTAGAATTTGGTATTACGCAAAAGTTTTAGATAACCAAGATCCTTTGAACCTTGGTAGAATTCGTGCGAATTTATTAACTGATGATGAGAGTGCCATAACAGGATCTGAAAAAGATTTCAATCCATTAAAGGACAAATGGACAGAAAAAGATCCTTATGTTTTTAACAGTTTATTACCTGTTTATATCTATGCCGTTCCAAAAGAAGATGAACTCGTTCAGGTTTACTATCATGAAAATCAAACCGCTCAGTTTCTTAACGCCTACTATATTTCGGGACCTTTATCAAGGATACAGAATATTGTTCAAGAAGACTACAATCAATCAGGAAAATATACCGATATAAGCGGCATCCAAATACTTGGAGCAAAAAACCTACGCAACCCTGATGGAACTTATAAAGATTCAGATCCTGATGGTGTATTTCCAAACCCTGGTGATATTGCCGTATTAGGTAGAGGATCTACCGATTTGATTCTTCAAGAAAACACAACATTACTAAGAGCAGGAAAATATAAGGGTGAGTTAGTTAGTGACACACAACCATCTGGTAATCCAAGAAGAGCTTTTCTACAACTTTCGAAGTTTCAACAAAAAACAATCGTCGGATCTACCAAACAATTTGCAGAAGTCAAAACACAAAGTTTACAAGTCAATTTTCTTATTGAATATGATATCACCAACCCCGAAAATAACTTTAATCTGTTCTCTGGAGCAGTAAGACTTTATCGATTAAAACCTGCGGAACAAACCTCATCAAGAAACATTCGTGTAGATTCTGATTTGGAACCCTTCAAAATACTCTCAGCGCAGTCAAGTTATAATTTACTTGGGATTGATGGTGTTATTGCCTTTATAAATAACTTCATTCAAAACTGTAATACCAAGTTGAAAACTTCAACTGGTATCCAACTTTTTTCTGTTACAGACCAAAGATTTCCAATATATTATAGACCAACAAATAGAATATATAACATATTGAGATCCACAACGGATACCACAACAAGAAATAATATCACAACGGTATTTCAATCAATTAAGTTAAATCCGAACACACAAAAAGGGGGTTATAATTTGATATATGAACAATCACGTGAAGGAGAACCTGTTTCACTCACCTTTAAAAACTACAAACAAGTCACCACAACAAACCTTCCTGAGACATACGCGACACTTGGTGGTAACTACCTGTATCTTTTGTCTTCACTTTCTCAAGTACCCGGTAAACAAAAGATCAACTTCGAGAATAGTTTATATGGAATTCAGGAAGAACAGTTTGTAAAAGAAATATTCCCAAGAACTTCAAGCGCCGTTCGTGGTGAAGAACTTTTAGAACTCCTTAACCTGATTGTAAGGTTCTTGGTAAGTCATGAACACGGGTTTCCAGGTGAACCCCCGGTTTCAGTGACACAGGACGGATCCACAGTGTCAGGTCTCTTGGCAGAACTAAATGCCGCTTACCAAAAGGTCTTAAGTCAATATATTAGACTAAATTGATATTTATTACTAAAAGGTAGTAAATGTCCATTCTAAGATCATATTTCCAAAGAAATAATACATTAATTTCTAATCTTTATACCAACACCGCTCGCAACCCTGTTGTCGAGTTAAACTTCGGTGCTTCAGACCTTATTGTCCCTAACTTTGGTTTTACAAGACTTATATTTGATTTAGACCTCACTTATCTACAACAACAAATCGCCTCGGGTGTTATTTCAACAGGGTGTACCACAGGGATGACACACACACTCAATATGGTAAATACTTCGTCGTTTGAAGATGATTTATTAAACACCAGTATGTCCAACGGAAGAAAACGTGCCACATCTTTTGATTTGATTCTCTTTAGAATACCCAAGACATCAGGATCGACAGGAAATCCACAATCTTGGGACGAGGGAGTAGGGTACGACTATAATGATTTTGGAACCACACAAAATGGTATCGCAGGATCACTTACCGCCATTCAACAGAACAACGATAAGATGTTTTCAACAAGACCATCCAATTGGTACCAAACAACTACCGTATCCAACTGGACAGTTCCTGGTATATACGACAACACCAACTCTCTGACAGGTGCAACCCAAGGATTAAACTTCTCAGCACTTACCATAGTAGATACCCAACATTTTGAACTCGGTAACGAAGATATCTCGTTTAATATGACAAACGAAATAAACGCAGTGCTCGATGGTAGCCTAACGGGTGTTACAGGATGGGGGGTCGCTTACATGCCCGATTTAGAAACATTAACAGGACTTACATCAGCATACAGTGTTGGTTTCTTTTCAAAATATACACAAACATTCTACCAACCATTCCTACAAACTAACTATAACGATCTCATTCAAGACAATAGAAACACGTTTCTTAAGAACCAAACCAACAAACTATACCTATACATTTATCAAAATGGTGATTATGTGAACTTGGATAACTTACCAGGGGTGAATATATTAGATTCTAATGGAAACCCATATGCTGGTGGACAAGGACTAACAACTTGTCTTGCAACTAAGGGCGTATATGAAGTCACAGTTCCGAATATATTCACAGGTTCACCAACACCTTGTATGTATTACGACGTATGGACAGGACTAACAATCAATGGTGAATCAATACCTAATGTTGAAAATCAGTTTATTCTACAACCATATACCGCAGGTATTAACATCGGATCTATGTCTCGTGAACCTGAAAAGTTTGGTTTTGACTTCTATGGTATTTTACAGAATGAAAAGATCCTAAATAATGAAATGCGTAAAGTGGGGGTTGTTGTTAAAAAACAATGGTCTACAAACGTACAGATACCAAACATCGACATCTACTATAGAGTATATGTTAGGGAGGGTACTACAGAAGTGCAAGTGCAAGATTGGACTCCTGTTAACAGAACTCCAAATGAATACTACTTTATGTTTGACATGAAAGACAAAATACCTAATGAGTATTTTGTTGATATTCAAGTGAACACAAGTGGTGAGAAAGATATTTATAAAGACACCTTACAGTTTCAAATCGTAAACAAAAAATGAAAAAAATAGTAAAACTTACCGAATCAGATCTTCAAAGATTAATTAACCGTGTTATCCAAGAAGCCGATCATGATAATGACAGATACATGTTCTTCTCAAATCTTGAACAAATCAAAAGACAAGCCGATATGTTATTGGATATGGATAAAGAAGTTCTTCATCAAATAATAGAGAATGGGCATGATTGGGCACAAGATCACGTTGCTAGCGCTAAAGAGAATATGGATCAAATCTTTGATTTCTTCATGAATGAGATTGAAGGTGATGGCGAAGATAATCAAGATTACATGGAAATGAATGTTGATGTCATGGAAGGTAGAAAAAAAACGGGTACTAAGCTATGTGCACGGGGTAAAGCTGCCGCCAAAGCTAGATACGACGTATTTCCAAGTGCTTATAGCAATGGACACGGAGTACAAGTTTGTAAAGGAAAAATTAAAGGTCTTGACGGTAAAAAACGATGTTCACCACCTTATTGTTAAAAAATAAAAGAGGCGTTTAGTCTCTTTTTTTTGTTTTTAGATGTCTACCCATATATTTATTAGTATGGGTAGACAATGTAGTAAATGTGGTGATATTAAATCGCATGATGATTTTTATCAAACGCAAAGAGGTAATAGATGTAAGGAGTGTATTTTAATTGGGACTAGAGAGTATAAGAGAAAAAAAAGATTAGATCCTGAACATAGAAAAACTGAAGGTGTTAAACAAAAAGAAAGAAGAATAAGACTTTGGCAAAACACTTTAATACACGATTCAAAACACCGTAAGTTTGAAAATACCTTAACTGTTAATGAGATAAATGAAATATACGACAAACAAAACGGTTTATGTTATTGGTTCAAAATCCCCTTAATACCTTCAAATCGTAAAAAACACCCTCAACAACCCTCTTTAGATAGATTGGATCCAAAAAGAGGTTATACCAAAGACAACGTGGTCTTGTGTTGTTATTCTGCAAACATCGGTAGAAATGAAAATGACATCGATACTTGGAAATCTTTTTTAGAAATTTTGTTCCGAAACAATAATTGATGTATATTTGTAGTCAAATATCAACCCATGAAAAACCTCTACCACCTTTTCCGTAGGTTTGTCCAAAAACAAACTATTCGAGCATTTCGATATGTTCAGACTGATTACGAAAAATCAGTCTATGAGAATGATTCTATCTCTATTTGTAAGAAGTTGATCAATCAAAAAGAAACCACACTTCTTCTTACACCAAGGAGTGGTAAGAGATATATTAAAAGCGAATCCTCCGACATTTTTATTATTTTAGATAGTCATAGAATCAAAATCATCAACCACATCTATGCTTATGATATCTACGTTACAGATAAACCTTGGACTAAGTTGCTAGACTACTTTGACACGGAGGTGGAAAAAAGAAGAGATGAGTTTGAAAAACAAATCACCTCTAACATTCAAAGTTCACTAAAAAAGATTTTACACGAAGTCAAATGAAACATCCTTTCCATACCTTATTTTACATTGGTTTTTCAACTATGATCTTTGTTGGGACATTCTTGGGTCTTTTAGTTATTAACATCAAAGACATACTTCCTTCGGCATTCAGTGACAGTGAACCACGCGTTGTTAATCGAGACGTAATTGTCACAACACCTATTAAGATTTTGAGTGAACCAACACCTCAAATAAAACCTATTGAGAAAGTAATACCTAAAGAAACTCCGAAACCGATTCTTGTTTCAGAACCTATTGTTTTGAAACCTGTTACTGAGGACACTGTTGTAAAAGAGGTAAAAACTATCGATTCGTCAAAGACTCTTTAAGAACTTTCTGTATTAGGTCTCTCAGTCCCTCATTTTTTTTCTTTGGTTTGTAAGACGTCATAGTTGGTTTGTTACCCTTACCAACTTTGGGTTCTTTTTTTTCTGCGGCTCTTTTTTGTGCACACGCGGCTCTTTTTTGTGAATCGGTCATTTTGGATGCGACACCAGCGGCTCTACATTTTGGGTAACCTTTCGAATCCGCATCAGGTCTACCACAAGGTGGGTGTCCACCACCTTCTTTTTTCCTACAAATATTAACCCAAGGTCCTTTCGGTTGTTTGGAACCTTTTGGTTTTTTTTTCGTACCGAACCAAACCGCCAAATCTTCCTTTAACAATTTTTCAAGAAATTCTTGTGAGTTATTTGACATATTTTTTCTTTTTCTTATATATAAATACAATGGACAATTCATTTATACTTTTCGATAGAATTCAGATAAAAGAAGATTCTCATTTTGAATCTTTTATCAATGACTTGACTGAGGAACAATCTTTATACATGATTAGATTGGCTGTCAATGCTGCATTGAGTAAAGGTTTATATTCTTTGGAAGAATCGGAGATTCTTTCCAAATCAATAAGAATACTTAATCAAACTGATTTGAATCAGAATAATACAGGGTCGTAGGACCCCTTTTTTTTGCGATAGAGTGATGAACAAGAACGAAATGAGTAGGCGTATAGTTGAGGGTGAATACTTCCTTACAACAGTTGTTAGGAATGGACATCGACCTTATTATGGGGATAAATATGAACAACTCAGAACTGAGGTTGAAATTTTAAGATGTTTGTATTTTGGAAATGAGTCTCCGTATTGTAAACCAAAGTATAGAAAATAAAAAAGGGGACCGAAGTCCCCTTTGATAAAGTGTTTTGAGATATTATCTCAATTCTCTCAAGTCGAACGTTCTAACACCATCAACTGTGATTCTACCGTAGAAACGGTTGTTCACCATCTTCTTAGCGTATCTTGTCATGATACCCTTGATCGGGGTGAAGTTGAATGGGTTATACATCGTTGGAGTGAGTTGTAAAGGTACATACGGAGCGTAAATGTAACCTGTATCAAGTAACGATGTACCTTTGTGTCCTAACAACACCTGGTTTGCAGGGAAGTAAGGGTCACGGTAAACTTGATATCTACCAGCAAGTGTACCAACTCTTTCAATACCCATGTTGTATTGATCTTGCTCAGGAGCTGCGTTCGATACGTGGAAGTACTCCAAGTCGTCGAAGATTGCAGAAACCTCTGAAGATACAACGATCCAGTTAGCACCACCTCTTAAGGTTGACTTGTGAATCTGAGCTGAGATTTGGTTGATTGCTGTAATAAGAGTTTGGTTCCAGTCCTTCTGTGTGTAAGGAACAGCATTTGATCCAAGTCTCTTCCATCCGTTGTAGTCCCAACGTAGATCCCAAGCAGCACCTTTTCTAAGGTCTCTCAAGATTTCACGGTCGATTTCCGCAGCAACTTGTTCAGACAATAAAGCTGTTAACTCAGCCTCAGCGTCGATGTTGTGGAAAGCCGCAACGTCTTGTGCCATTTCAGGAGACCATTGAGCTCTAAGTTTTCTTTCAGTAACCGAAACAGTCACAGACTGAAGGTCGAAAGAAACTTCACCGATCTTATCTTCAAACTCCAAGTTTTTGTAAAGTCTGTAACTAGCCACAAATGCCGTATTAGCAGTTGTACTAGAAGAGAATGGTGTACCAACGTAACCATCGATTGTGTTTGCACCTACTGTTGCTGGTGTTGTAAGGTCAACTTCTAAATAGATTTCACCTTGAGCATTACAAACGTCATCGTATCTACCACCGTCAGTTTTACTAGTTGGGAAAACTGCGTCCTGTTGTGAACCGTATTGTACAATACCCTTACCATATCTTTGAGTTACAACTCTAAATAGGTAATTGTTGTTGGTGTTACCTGAAGTATAGTTGTTACCTGCAACACCTCTGATAGTCAAACTTGCTAAGAAACTTTCAGTATCCATTGGATTACCATCAGGACCAATAAGTTTTCCAGCTCCGTCTGATCCGAAACCTGACATAATCAACAATACCTTACTAGTTGTTGCGTTGTAAGCGTATGCCGCAGCTATCAAGTTAGTACCATTCCAAGCTGCAGTTGTAACACTAGTGCCTGATGCCGCGTTAATGACAGCGTACCGACCTTTTGAGTAATCGAAAAGACCTGGAGGATCAAGTGCTGGTTCATTACCTTCGTAGAATCTATCATAAAGGTCTTTTTGAGTGTTTACATCATATCCACTGTTTGGAGTTTGTAATGCGCCTGCATTTGGTGCTCCAAAAGGTGCGTAATGTGTAGCACCATTAGCGGTTTCAGTTTCATATTCCTGAATCAAAGGTACGAAGTAAAACAACTTACCGATAGGTAGGTTCATAGCTTGTACTGAAACGATATCGTTAGCAAGAAGTTTAGAGAAAACTCTTCTTACGATTGGAAAAACAACAGTTTCAAATGAACCTGAGTCAGCCGTAGTTGATGCTTCGTTAATAAGATAAGAAGCTTGGTTTTCATACAACTGAGCTACGTTTTCTTTAAGGTGACCATTAAGACCTTCGAGGAATCCTAATTTGTCCCATTTATTTATTGTATCTTCTTTGATAACTTTTAGGTGTTTTAGACCGATGTTACCAACAAGACCACTTTCTAATAATGCTCCCATTTTAAATTTAGTTTTAGAGAATTTTTATTTTTATAGTTTTGACATCAAATCCTTAATTCTTAAGAACTGAGGATTTTCATATGTCTTAGACTCAATGAGGTTTTGTGCAGAACCTGAACTAACAGAGTTATTTACACTTTTTTGAACACTTTCATTAATGTTTTTAGTATTAACAGTATCCAAGTCCTCTTTGATTGTCTTGTAGAGATTCTTTGATTCTTTTAAATTTTCAACAGAATCAAATCTTCTCAATATATTTATTTTTTCTTTTTTGGTAGTGGAATGCTCAGTAAACAATCTTGTTGCATAAGCCAAGTTTGAGTTAAATACAGCAACTTCGTTAAGTTTTTCTCTGAAAACATTTAACGCTTTTCTATATTCCTCATTCTTTTCCCTCAAAGTTTTGAGTTCTACTTCTACAGATTCTACTGTTACACCACTATTACCATAAACATAGTTTCTGTTATTGGTAATACCTTTTCTTAAACCTCTACCTTCTTTTGATCCGAACCCATAAGTACGTGAAGCTTCTTTTGCTTCGGTTTTTTCATAGTCTTTCTTCATAGGATGTGTTTTAGATTTGTCACCTTTATTTCCTCCGATTTTACCTTCGTAGTCTTTATAGTGTCCGTCCTTGTCACCAGTTTTCTTCTCAACACCGTTTACATCCTTACGTTTGTATTCGTGTTTTTTAGAACCATAGTTTTTGTCCTTACCTTCTTCCATTTCACCTTCCTTGAATTCGAACTTAGCCTTTCCTGTACCCATAGTTTTTGGACCCTCTTTCTTGTGGTCGTCAAATCCTTGTTTAGGTAATGTTTTACCATACTTAAACTTAGGACTTCCCATACCAACGCCTTTAGGTTTTACAGTCATCTTAGCTTCGGATAAGTCATAGTCTTCGGTGTCTTCTTCGTCCATCATTTCAGAGTCATCCTCATCCATCATGTCCATGTCACCTTCTTCCATTTCATCTTCTTCCGACATTTCGATTTCATAATACACATCATCACCTTCTTCCATCTCCTCTTCCATATGGTTACTCTCTGAGTAGTCACCTTCTAAATTCAAAGAAGCAAGAACAGCGTCAAGGTCAGCATCTTCATCTTCCATTTCCATGTCATCAAAATCTGCTTGTTCACCCATTTCCATTTCGATATCATCTTGTTCGCCTTCATTCATCTTTACAATGTATTCAACGTCTTCATCACTGTCAGTAATATGAACTTCATTACCGTCCTTTTGAACCATAATTCCATCCTCTTCACCCATAGCTTTGAAAATCTTTAAGATTTCTTCGTCCGATGCGTTTGTTAAATCGATAGTTTCTTCCTCGTCATCAAATTCCATGTCCATATCAATGTCCATTTCATCTTCATCTTCGAGGTCTAAATCCATCTCGTCGTTATCAGCGTCCATGTCGATGTCACCCATCTCTACGTCTGCATCCATTTCAATCTCATCCTCTTGTTCGGATAAAGATTCTTTTACTAATTGACTGATTTCTTCCTTCATAGTAGAAGCAAGTATTCCTTTTGCGTTTTCGGCAATTACTTCTTCAACATTTTTCATTTGAATAAGAGCCTCTTGAACTAAATTTTTAGTACCTTGCATACAAAAATATTTTTATTTTTCTTATAAATAGTTCAATAAACAAAAAAAGTTCATTTTTGATGTCTCAACTTGGAAAACATCAAATTTGAACAAAAAAAAAGAGTGGTTACCCACTCTTCTATTATTCGATCACTTCATCGATTTTACTTTCCCCCACTGAAAAGATTCTCCAATCATGTTGAAACCCTTGGTACTTTTCAGTTACCTTTGCTTCAACATCAGTTACTGAATAACCTTTTACAAGTTTTTCTTCTCTGATTTTTTTTAATCGACCTGAATTCTCATCGGGAAGTTCATAAACAACTTTAGCTATAAAATATTTCTCATCCATGTTTTAAAGATTTAACGTTTTAAATAATCGGTTAATTTTTTCATTAAATCAACAGACTTATCTATATTTGTGTCACTTGACTTTATTGTTTTTTCTTCCTCGAGATTTTCTTCATACTTAATTCTGTCTTCAGGGCTTCCAAAAAGATATGCTCCTGGTGTTGATGGTGATGATACAAGGTCAAAACATATAAGTTCAAAATCATCTTGTACTTCGTTTTGTTCTCCAATTTTTTTCAAAGAACCTACTCCTCTTGAGGATACTCCCATAGTAACACCTTGTCTCATTAAGTTAGCGGCAATGTCACCTTTTGTTGAAACTATACCTCTTTCATGAAATCCTGGTGAAGTAAGTAACTTAAGTTTTCCCATAAGAATATTTCCATCCCACCAAATATCGGTTATAATGTGTGCAACTCTGTCCAAATCGATTAAAGATGATTCAGGGTGGTTTAACTCGGAAGTTGATAAACCCTTTTTAATCATTGTCTTATATTTGTCAGCTTCTCGTTTTAAAATCCGTTCAGGATAAACTCTGCCATTTCTATTTGGTACGCCATACTTTTGAAGAACGGCATAAAACTCAAATGGATTTCTATAATCAATTTCTTTTTGTTCCTTAATAATATCCACATTTAATGGATCTGTAGGTGAAACATATCCGGCGTCCATTTCGATAAGAATACCCTTACCGGTTTGTCCCGCACCCAAAACACTATAATCTTTCATGAATCTCTTTTAAAGGATAAATATTATGGTATTACATAACTTCTTCAATAATTGTATTTTTGGATGGTGTGAATACAAAATATTTGTTTTTAATTACACATTGTTTGTAGATTTCTCTAACAATGTTCTTAACAGAATCTTTTACTGTGTTTGATTTAAAATCAATTTCAGTGTTTGTAAAAAGATTTATTTCAAGATTCATAAATGATTTTTTATTAATATTTATTCCACTTGTTCGTAAGTCTAAATCAACAATATAGTTGTTTTTATAAAGATTTAAATTCAGACTTTCTAAAACAGAATGTTTCACATCTCTCGATAAATTACCAACAATACGTTCCCAATTATCGTATTCTTCTTTTGGTTGAACCCAACTTTGAACATTTATATATAACGATTTCAAATTTTTTGAATCAACTGTACCGTATGTAGTTTTTAGTGAGGGATAAGAGTTAATTTTTACTGTTTTACCTTTTTTCATATTTCAGATATTTCATCTGTTTATTTTATAAAAATATAGGAAGTAATTCTGTTACTCCAAACATATTTATAAAATATGTTAATTGTTGAAGTAAACTCCAATATTGAAAAGGCACTAAAAACCTTAAAAGGTAAAGTCATTAAGACCAAACAAACAAAACTTCTTAATAAACGTAAGGAGTTTGTAAAAAAATCAGTAAAGATAAGGCTTAATAAAAATAAAGCCATTTATGTTCAGAAATCTAAGATTGAAGTTGAAAAGGGATAGATTCACTTAAGTGTTTTAATCTAACAAAATTGACTTGATCAAAATTCTCTGACTTAATCTTATTAATAGTTTCGATTAACTTGTTTTTCATTTCAGAATCTTCATTAGATTCCAAAATAGCATTTAAACTATTGATAGTATTTTCTTTCAAGTTAGTATATTCTACCTCTAACTCTTCTTCTTTTGATGCCAAAATATGAAATACTTCTTTTTTTACATCCTCATCTAAGGTTTCTAAGTAATTTTGAACAGTTTGGTTAGCAATAGTAACCATAGACCTTAAGGGTATTAAAATTTTTGTTTCGTTAATTTTTGGTTTTGAAGTTAACACACCTAAAACTTGTTTTTTTGATTCTAATCTTTCTGAAATATTGATATTATTTAGGTAAACTAAGTTATCTAAATCTTTATAGTTATTCTCAGAAATTTCACCTTTTTTTGGAAGTTGAGTGTCTTCTAAAATTACTCTAACCAAGGATAGTCCCTCTTCCAAATATTCTTTAGCGTCATTTTCTGTTAACCCTTTCGGGGTTGATAGATCATCATAAAGGCTGTATAGTTTTGAAAAGTTTTTATTGTTCAAAACATTATGTTTAAACTCCTTGAGAGTTTTCTTAAAACTTAAGGAATTAGAATAAGATTCTAGTAAGTTTTTTTCTAAGATGGATTTAATTTGTCCGAAGGTCATTTTTGTGGTGTCATTTAATTCACTAATAAATATTACGAATTAAGTAACTTGTCTAACTCTTCCTCTATTTTACCCAAACTTTGTTGTGCAACACCCAAATCTAAAAACCTCGAACTGAAAATATCACTCTCAATTAAAATATTCATATCCCTTTGTGTTGTTGATTCAGGTGTTAGTTCACCACCTTCAGGAGATCCACCCATTTCTTCAGCACCACCGAGTTGAGGGCCTGTCATTGCTCCTAAATCATCACCTAATCCACCTAACTCAGCGCCAGCAGGTTCTGTAGTTTCTCCCGCAGCGGTTACGGGTACGTCACTAGGTTTCGTGCCATAAAGTTTGTCTACAGTATCAAACACACCTGTTTTAGAAATGACAGTTGCGGTATTCTTAAGTTCTTCACCGATAGCCTTTTCCATTCTTTGTTGTAGAAGATCAGTTCTAATATCTTCATCAGACCATGCAAATAAGTGTTTTTTGGCCCAAGTTGAAGATGTTGGTTGAATACCATTACCAGGATCAGAAACCATATCTTTGTAAAGAAGCATTTTTTCTTTCCAAATATCTACTTTGAGAAGATCGGCTTGAGTCGATGGGTTTGTTAAACCGAGTGTGAAGTTTGAGATTTCCTCTTCGAAACCTAACAAGAATAAATGAATGATTGCAATCTTATTCAATTCTTGTAACATGGACTTTTGAATTCTATTGATAGTCCTTGCAAATCGAATATCCATCAAAGCCAAAGTTTTACCATCACCAACCACTTCTTCAAACCCTAAGAACGCTTTAGGGATACGAAGTGCAGTAACAAGTTTTTTCTGAATATACTCAATATCAGCAATTTCAGCTAAGTTCTGAGCACCTGGTAAAGTTTCGATAGGACTCGGTTGTGAAGGATCACGAACAGGAATAAAATAATCTTGGTCAACAGCCATTTGGTTGAATCTCATATCCACATTACCTGTTTTGGAATCTACAATTTGATTTCGTTTAAACTTGTTAGCAACACGTTGTACATAAGCTTCCACATCATCATCGTTCATGTTTCCAACATAAACTTTAAATACACGTCTTTCAGGCGCTCTAGAGGTACGATAGATCAACATGGCATCTTCAGACAACAAAAGTTGTTTCCAAATACGACGAGATTTTTCTAACATGGATGTGCCATATGGTAATCTTCTATCGTCACCTAACAATCTGAAGTGACCAATTTCCCATGGTTGAAAATCCATGTTTTGGGCTTTCCAAGTAAACTTGAGACCTTTGTTTTCAGATCCTGTTGGTGGTTTACCACTCATATTAAAATTATGGGTCGAAAGACCTGTTTCATATCGTTCAACTTCAATATTTGGCAATTGTTGACATCCAACAACACCCTTTTCAGGATCTAATCTTAAATAAATAAAGTTATCACCATACTTACACGTGTTTCTTGTCCACATTGGTAAATTGGTGTTTATATCTAAGTTACTATTAAATAAATCGGCTAAAACAGATTTTATTCTTTTTGATTCTGAATAAATTTGCAGAATAAAACCGTCTTCGTTTGGAGTGGTTGATTCTTCAGCATAAATGTCTAACGCTGCAGATATTTCAGGTGTGTACTCCATAGATTCGTAATCGTAATACGCAGCAAGTCGGTTTGGTTCATAATAAACCGCTTGGTTGTAAAGATTACTTTCAACCTTTGAAAACTGATTAGATAAGTAAGCTGACTGTTGAGCTTGTAGTTTTTCTTTTTCATACTCCTCCTTATCTTGTGTTCTTAAGATTTCTTTCTTATCAAACTTATAAACAGGATAATCCTGATTCATAAGGGCATTAGGACCTAAAGCTCTACTTAGTCTTTGCCAAACCGTATTATTTTTGGGAGTACTCATTTCCTATCAAATTAACCTAATAGTCGTTAATATAAATACTATTTAGCGCCAAATAACCAAGCATACTTAATATAATCGTCACGAGTGACTTCTCCCATATTATTATTACGTCCCATACCTGGTTGAGAAAAGGACGGGACTTGAGGATTGAAAAACTGTGAGGGTTCCTTATTTTCGTTTACAAATGTTGACCAAGAATCAATCATTGCTTTGGTATGATTTGTAACTTTTTGTAATGAAGGGAAAGCAGCTTCGGCAACATATAACGCCATAGAAATAGACATTATACAATCATCATGATGTCCTTTTTGGTGATCAGGTCTACCATTAATATATATAAATGTACCCATCTCATTAAGGAGTCTATTTGACCGAATTTTAAACTCATGTCTCATAGATTCTTCAAGTGCGGAAATTATTTGAACACGTTTGTTATTAAAGTTAATACCTGGAATCTTATCTTTTACCTTAGGATCATATTTCCATTTATTAGCAATATCAATCCCATCATAAAAGAAGTTTTCATATCCTAGTTCCTGTAATCTTCTGGCTGTTGCAACACCCATACCTCCTGTTAAATCAATAACACAGAGTGCACTATACATAATACCCCATTTGTAAGCGATGTCTGCTAAAATATCTGGTGGAACTTTTCCAACATATTCTAAAACTTGTTCCCTACTATCGAAATCAATAATTTCAATACACGAAAAGTCTTCAGAGTCACCTCGAGAAACATCTATCCCCATAACATACTTATGACCGTTTTCGGGTTCCTTCCATAACCAAAGTTGGTTTGCCATAAGTTTAGCCTGAGGTTCACGAATATCATTCTTAAGAATATCCTGTAACATTTGAGAATCAAAAACGTTATCACCTGAACCTAAAAAGTTACATTCCAATTCTTGGGCAACTTTTCTTTTATCGTATTTGAGTTTTTTTACCATCGCCTCAAACCATGAAGAACATGGTTTATATCCGTCCTCAATGTATTTGTGTAAAGTTTCTAAATTTCTTTCGTGTCTATTTTCTGTTGCAAGGTCAATAACGGCATCTGAAGGGTATTGTTCTTTATTGAGAAGATAGTGGACCATATCATTTGTTTTGACCATGTATAGATCCTTTGTATATCTTGGATCTCGATACCAAAACATTTCAGTTATTTTGAAATCGTTCATGCCTCTTAAAGCCTGATCATAAATTTCATAGTAAATCGCATCGAATCCGTTGGGTGTCGAAATTACAACGACTTTACCTCCCGTTGATAGGGACGCCATACAAGCCGCCCAAAAATCACTGTCAGCTTCGATAAAAGCAGCCTCATCAAAAATAAGGATGGTTGGTGAATATCCTCTTAAAGCATCTCGGGAAGTTGCTACGGCTTTAATTTCACAACCATTAGTGAGTTTAAAATGTCTCGCAGAGTTTTTTTCAGGCGCAAATCCTGTACCAACCCAAGAAGGCCATTGTTCAGTAAACCCTCTTATTTTATTGGCAAATTCTACAGAGGTATCAAGTTTGTTTGCGATAATAAGGACTTTTTCAGGTTTGTTCTTATTTGCAAAGGCTAATCTTTTACTTGCCCACGCAGCTGTAACAGTGGATACACCCGCTTGACGATATTTTAAAGCAATGTTTTCATTGTAGTCTTCGTAATCGTTAATAAGGTTTACTTGATCTTGGAAAAGTTCCAATGGAACAAAACGTGAAACAGTGTTGTCGTAAGTTTGTAAGTAAGTTTTCAGAGCATAAGGAGTGCTTTTCATACACTTCTTATACTCTATTATGACTTGTTCTTTTGTCATTATTCGGGACGGTTAATACCCAATCCCGATAAGAAATCTAGTCCGTCATCCTCTTCATCGTCTTCAGGAGAAACATCTTCAAAACCTTCATATTCTTCTTTGTTTTGTTTCGCGATTTTCAAGACATCTTTGAATTTGGATTTCGCCATTGATTGTTTTGAAGAATCTTCAGAAATGGCATTACCAATAATTTTGATAAAATCCTCAGCGGGAAGTTTATAAAGTTCCATTTGGAACCAATTTATAAGACCGTAGTTTTCTTCGTTAAAAACCTCGTCAGGTAGTGCAAAACGTATTTTCTCAACGATCTCGGGACCTAATCTTAAAGTCCAAGCTTCCATGGGTAATGTATCGGTCTTTTGTTGAACTATTTGTCTTACTTCAGCATCTTCAGGAAATCCATATCTTCCCTTAGCTTCTTCAAGACCTTTGATAATCTCATGAGATAAGATTGGAAAAATAAGCCCATAAGCGTTTATTACCGTATCAGAAGCACCATCACCATCCTCATCACTCTCCTCAGAACTTTCAAGTTTTACCGCTCCACCAATACCTGAAGCACTTGAACTCATCATTTCAATCATTTGTTCCATACTAAAATACATGAAATCATTGATTGTCATTATACCTAAATAAGCAGGATACAGTCTTGGATCAATTTGATCTAACCGTCTACGTATTTCAGGTTTTTGAAAAATATAGTGACCTTTTTTTGCGGTTCCTTGTATAATGGCGTTAATAAGATTTCTCTTATGCATTTCAGATGTTACATCCATTTCATCACCGACAGAGATTGATGGGAGTTCACCTCCACCCAAATTAAACTCAGGACTTTCAAATGGACCTAATTGTGCATTAATTTCAAACCAATCTGATGGCATTTGAATTTCATCTAAAGCAGATTCTACCGCTAAGTCCTCAAGTTCTTCTTTGTGACGACGTTCAATACCCATGATCGTTTGAAGATTCTGTATCTGTTGTTGATAAATCATCATTGCAACTTGTACGGAGGTAATTGGTCTACCTGTCACATCACGTAATTTATCTGCAACTTGCTTGAAACGATTAGTCATCAATCGTTGAACATCTTTTTCAGCTCTTATGAAAGCTGGATTTACGGCAAATGGTGATTGAGGATCCGAAATCTTTGTTTCCAAAGAAGGGTCCATTCTTTCGGGGGTATCCCCGTAATCAATTTGTTCCTTAATTTTATTTTTTGCCATTGGGTAGAATATCTTTGATCGCTTTAAGTATTTCTTTTTTTGCGATTTCCAACTTTTGTTGTCTTGCCTTAGGTGCTGGATTTTCACCCGGATGTGGGTTTTTACCAGGGTGAGCCGGTCTTGTACCAGGTCCGGGTTTTACATTAGGTTTGGTTTTTGGTGGAGCTACCGCTGGTTCGTTTTCAGATGTTTCACCTTTCATCATGGTAATTTTACCTATTGGTTTGTTCATTTTAACCTTACCAACGATTCCACCAACAGGTGATTTTGCGATTGAACGCTTGATCATCTGTGTTTCTTGAATTTGTTTAATTAAATCTCCTTTAGTCATTTTTGGTTTAAGTTCTCTTTCGACCAAAGATACGATTTTTTCTTCAATGAAAAAAGACATTGGTGATTTTCCTTCCTTCAAACTTTGTTTGACTTGTCTAACACATCTTTCAAACTTGGCATTCCGTTTAGGTCCAAGTTGTGAATGACAAATAGCCCACGGATTATCTTCATCCTTCTTGATTTCGGTAACTTCTTTTTCAGCATCCACCTCTTGATCACCTTCATCACCCATACCATCAGGTGCTTGCACTTGAATATCTGATTGGGTTGTTGATCCCGCCTTTGAAGATCCTTGGTAATCCATAGCATCTTCAGTCATATCACCCTCGATACGTACATTTATACCACGACTGGTGAGATCTTTAAGTTTTTGTGGGTCACTACTTGCTTTATCCGCTGAAATCATCACAGCGCCTTGTTCGATAAGTCCCATCTTTTTGTATAGAACATTTATTTGACTTTCAGTCAAATTAGACAATAGGCTATCTGATAAGCCCATCTCAAGTAATGTAACAATTTTAGTTTTCATATACCACTTTTTTTTCAAACTCAAGAATTAAATCTCTTGAATAGAGTTTATCTTTTACACTTTTTTCGTCGTCACCAAACCTAAACACCAATCTATCATCTCCATTATATTCGCTCACTTCCCAACCAACTGCTATCACTCCGTCCATGGCGTCGGACATTGAAAAGTAATCGGATGATTGTATAAGTTCTAACTTGAGATCAGTATTTCTTAGTACACCAACTTTTTTTATGTTTTTTAGTTCCGGTGGTGATGGGTATCCATTCGCAGGTTCTGATTCCCAAGAATCACCCCACACCTCCGTATCGTCAGAAAATATAAATTCATATAAATTATTACCTTTGTAATCAGGACCTAACCCATTAACAAAAGTTAAATAACTCATAATACAATACCTTCGGGAGAAACTTTTACTTGTTTTTCTTTATTTTCAAAAACAAGGTTATTTTTGTTAGTTCTACCAACAAATTTAAAACTTGTATTTTCCTCTAAAAACTTAGCACTAGCAAGTTTTTGACTTTCAGAAATCGCAAATTTCCCAATTTTGTTTAACATATCATTAATAACTTTAAGGTTTTCTTGTTTTCTTTCTTCTTGTAGTCTTTTAATTTGAGTTTTTTCATTGTCTGAAACTTCAAAATACTTACTCAAAACTCTATCTACCTTACTTTCTTTAAATAATGCGTCAAAAATGTGACCTGAACCTTCAGTTGGTTCTTGCATACCAACCTCCATATCAACGTCCATCTCATCCGAAGACATATCGTCACCGCTTTCCATGTCCATGTCCATTTCTTCACCCGAGTCAACATCTTCAAATTTAGACATTACATCTTCCATATCCTCGGGAGATAGTTTTGTCAAATCTAAAGAAGATAAAACCATATTGATAACGTATTTAATATCCTCAGATGCCATTCCGTCTTTTGCTTCAAGGGCTCTAACTTTTTGTGTGAGTTTACCTGTTAATTTTTGTACTAACTTGAAAGAAACTTTATCTTCCATAGACTCACCGTCTTCAGAACCCATTTCTATATCAACGTCCATTTCTTCTTCACCATCAAGTGGAAAGTCATCCATACTTAATGGACCTTCTTCATCACCCATGTCACCACCAGGTAACTCTGGTTCAGGAAGAGCTGCCGGTTCTGCAGGAACTGAGGGTTCTGCAATAGGAGCTGGATCGACTGACTTAGGTGTTTTTAACACGAACTTTTTTTGTTCACCAAAAAGTGAAGTTTCTTCTGAAACTTCGTTTAATGTGTTAACTTCTTTAACCAAAAGATTCAATCTCTTAAGAGCTTGTCCATATGAAGAATAGTATTTCCTATTTCTCATTGGATCTATGTAATCTGCATCAGATTCGTTTAATCCTTTTTTGATGATGTAACCTGATTTTTCTTTTATAATATGATATGTCGCACCATCCGCTAAGTTGATGGAATAATCGGATACACCTTCTCTGATTGATGAAGTTGCAACATTATAATTCGCAATCTCCATAATCCTTTTAAGTTTGTCGGTACCTTCTAACTTTTCGCTACCGATTGGTTTTAGTTTTGCCATGGTTTTTTTTATTTAAATATTTTTAATTGTTGTAACCACTACTACCTATTCTGATAGCAGATAAGTCAACAACATAGGCTGTTCTTGATGGTTCATCAATTACATAATCTGTTGGATGTTCAACTATGGTTCCAAATAGAGCTGAATCCCAAGTTCCTCCACTAAAACTACCCGTTTGTCCAGTACCATACGCGTATGGTACATTTACATATCTGGTACCGTAGGGAGTTTTGGAGGGTGTTGGTGTTGTTGTTTTAGTTGGTGTAATTGATGGGGTCACCGTTTTAGTTGGGGTTATTGATGGGGTTATTGATGGGGTCACCGTTTTAGTTGGGGTTATTGTTGGTGTTGGGGTAGAAGTAGATGTTGTTGTAGGTGTTACTGTTCTTGTTGGAGTAACTGTTGGTGTCACTGTTTTAGTTGGTGTTACAGTAGGTGTCACTGTTCTAGTTGGGGTTATTGTTGGTGTTGGGGTAGAAGTAGATGTTGTTGTAGGTGTTACTGTTCTTGTTGGAGTAACTGTTGGTGTCACTGTTTTAGTTGGTGTTACTGTTCTAGTTGGTGTGGGTGTAACCTCTAAAATACATTGTGCACAGTTTTCCCAAGGACCTGTAACAAATACGGCCCTCTGAGCTAAAGGAGTTTCAACATAGTCACCAACAGTGTAACATGCTGAAGTTCCTGCAACTGTTAATTTATATATCTTATTTTGATCTAATGATCCATTTATCAAGATTGGAAAACTAACACTATCCAAACAAGCCGTTAACCAATAATATTCGATAGGGGCAGGTGTGTTTGATGGTGTAATCGATGGTGTAATCGTGTTGGTTGGTGTCACGGTTTTTGTTGGTGTTACAGTTGGGGTTACAGTTCTTGTCGGCGATACTGATAATGTTGGAGTTGGAGTTGCTGTATTTGTCGAAGTTACTGTTGGAGTAACCGTTTTAGTTGGGGTTATTGATGGTGTAACAGTACTAGTTCTTGTTGGTGTGACGGTCGAGGTCAGCGACGGGGTCACGCTAATAGTTGGTGTGACTGTCGGTGTTGGCGTGGGTGTTGCATCTAACAAACACTCTGAACAATTTTGCCAAGGTCCTGTAACAACGGTTGCCGCCTGTGCTAAACTTGTTACGACTCCAGTAGCAACTGAATAACAACCTGTAGATCCTCCAAAATTCAATTTATATACCGCACCCGTTTGTAAGGATGATGTTGTAACAACATAAAATGATCCACCGCCAGTACAAGAGGTTACGTAGTAATAAAATGACGCCATTATACTTTTTTTTATCTATAAATATATTCCTAATGGATAATATTTTAATATATAAATATCTGTGGACCCATTAATCCACTTTTCTTACTTCAAGTGATAGTTCTTTATCTAATTGTTTGTTAACAGTATTGTAAAGTTTCTCCATCAAACCCGATCTTCGAAGATATTTAAAGACCAAGTTTTCATATGAAAGTTCACCAACTTCTTCTAAACCTGATTGTCTATATTCTTTTATTTTCTTTTTAAGGTTGTCGATTTTGTCCTCATTTTTTTTCATGCCTTCAGACTTTATTGAAGATATGATATTTTCAATTTTATCTCTCCAACCATCAACTTTTACTTTTAAAGTTGACTTATCAATTTTAAACTCCTCTTTTGTTGGAACATTAATCCACTCATCGGTCATAATAGAATACGTACCTGTTGAAAAATGGGACTCTTTTTCATCCTGAGGATACAACTCAACTTCGTATCCGAATATACTAATATCGTGTTTTTGGTTGAAAAGTTGTTTCTTTAACTGAAAAAGTTCTTGATACAACTCTTTTTGTTTTCCGTAAACCGAATAGTCAATTATAACGTGTAAATCAAAGTCGGAATACTTGGACCAGTTATAGTTTGCTAATGATCCTGTTAGAACAACGTCAACAACTTCGATTTTATCGTCAAGTCCTGAAATAAACTCATCAGCAATTTTTAGTAAAGCATTTCTAACCTTTGACTTCATAACAGACTCTGTTGGTCTATCAGAGTTTTCAAAGACTTTAGGGTTTAAAGTTTCTTGTAGATTGAAACTACTTAATATGTTTGATAAGGAATCCATCCTTAATAAATACTACTGACCGAGTTTGGTGTATTTGTATTTCTTGGAAATCTCAGATGTAAAAAATTTACCTTGAGATTCAGCCATTCTAAACTGAGTATAAACCTTATGAGGCACTTCATCATAAGAATATGTTGTTCCGTTTTTAAACTCAACAATCATTTGTTTAGTTTCTGTGTCGTATTCACTACGAACCATGTTGGACGACTCAAGTTCATTCAAAATCTTTGATCCGTTAATCGTTTCCTTCTTCACTGCCATTTTTTTTCAAGGGATATAACTCATCAATTTTATCACTAACATTTTTAATGTAAACAGCCCAATTTTTTTCGTTAGGAAAAAATAGATTGACCTGACTCTTTAAATCATGGAGATATGCTCCAAATTTTTCTCTGTGTAATAATAACTTAATTGGTGGATTCGACATCTTAGCTGCTTGTTCTTCAGTATAACCTTCATCATAAAGATATTTTCTGATTTTCAAATACTCATCCATCATTCTTCTAAAGTAGATGGATTTATTAATAAAGCGAACTATTGCTTTTTCAGTTGACATATTAATAAATACAAAAAACCCCCACTTTAAATAGTGGGGTTATTTAATCTTATAATTTATTTTGTTTTTTTTACGCAATTGGGGTATCGTTTCCCGAACATTGTCTTCATACCTTTTTGAGTGTACCCCTTCCAACATCTTTCGGTCAACTCACTTTCGTTTTGTTCTTGTTTTCCCATGTGGGAAAATACTTTTCTAATATTCTTTGGAAGTAAATTGATTGGGATAACCTTTGCATTAATTGTTCCCAATTTATTTTTGACAGCTTTTTGGGCCCTATGATGTCCATCGATTATTGAAATAAAAGAACCGTCATCTTCCACAAATATCAAAATAGGATATTGTAAATCGGCCTTGTCAATTTTTACCCTTTCTTCCTCATCACCATCCCAAGTTAATAAGTGTGGTTTTAAAACTTCCAAATCTACTTTTGATACGGGAATGTCCTCTGTTGCGTTCAACAAATCCATAAGTGTTACTTTATCACCCTCTTCATTTTCCCACGATGTGTCAAGTAATCCTTCTTTCATCACCTGAGTTTTTCTTTTTGACTCTTCTTTTTTGGACTCAATGTATTCAAACGCAGTCCTTAATCTTTTTTTTACTTCAGGGTCTTTAGCACTTTCTAATGCAACTCTTAATCTCTGGTGAATCAGATTAATAATCTGAGATTGTCTTGCATGTGATTTTGATTTGAAACTTTCTTTGTTTAAGGTGTCAATAATATCTTGTTTGGTTCTGAACTTTACCGATACAGTATCACTTGGATTTTCATCGGTGTATAATCTTCTACTTGACCCTTCAGGTTTTTTTCCTGTTCCCACTTTTGGGTCCTTATCTTCAACCGTTTCTCGACTATAGGGTCGAAACCTTAAAGGATTATTTTTGATTGCTGTTTTCGAAAATCTTAACCCGCTACCTTGTTTTCTGGCGTTTTTTAGTGATCTAGAATACTCCCCAAGTTCTTCTCTTAAAATCCTCAATATAGTTTCTCTAATGTCCATTTAGATAAATATGTCAAAAAAACAAAACAAAAAACCCCCACTTTGGATGGGGGTTTCTTTTAAAGTTTCAACTTGGTAAGTTCTTTCTTGATTTCTATTGCTCTTTCAAAGTTCTCGTTTGTAATACACTCTTTGAGTTCCTCTTCGAGTTTGGAGATTTCACTTTGGTTTTCTTGTAGTTTAGAGATCTTATCACGAATATGTATTGCCATTTCATAGTCTTCGTTCTCAATAGCTAATTGAAGTTCTTTTCTCAAACCTTCAACATTTGTTCCTGAGTTTTTTCGTTTCCTCAATATCTCATCCATAATCCAATGACCTTTATTTTCTAAAATACCATCAGATGTTCTGACAAAACTATGGATTATAATTTTACCGTCAGATGATTTATAGGTTTCTTGATTCCATTCGCCAGAATCATCTTTACCACTGTTTTGAGTTTTATCACCCATGAAAGGATCTTGTGAAAACATTTGACGGAAAATTTCGTCGATGTCGTCGATGTTAAAGAAGTTTCTTCTGTTTCTCATTTCGATAAATAGTTTTTTTTGCTTATCTTTGACCAACAATAGTCAACTGATATGCCAAAATCAAATAACATCTGTTTTATGACATTTTGTCAGGTAGGAAAAAATCTTACTGACATTTTGTCAAACAATTTGGATTTGTATATTGTTTGACTATACCTTTGTAAAAAAAATCGAAAACTATGAATGATACTATGGGTGATGACGAAAAGATGACAAACCGTAAAAAGACGAGTGACTCAGGAACTCCTGTTCTTGATAACTTCTCTCGGGACCTCATTAAACTAGCAGAAGAAGGAAAACTTGATCCCGTCATTGGACGTGAAAAGGAGATCCTTAGAATTGCACAAGTCCTTTCTCGACGAAAGAAAAACAATCCGATTATCTTGGGGGAACCCGGCGCAGGTAAGACGGCAATCGTGGAAGGGTTGGCAATTAAAATCCATACGGGAGAATGTCCAAGAAACCTCATCGACAAACGAATCGTTACACTCGACCTTACAGCGGTTGTCGCTGGTACCAAATACCGTGGTCAGTTTGAAGAACGTTTGAAGGTGATCTTGGAAGAACTCCAAGCTCATCCCAATATCATCGTGTTTATTGATGAAATTCATACTTTGATTGGATCGGGTAACTCCTCGGGTTCGTTGGATGGTTCAAACATCTTCAAACCCGCACTGGCTCGTGGGGAGCTTCAGTGTATCGGTGCCACCACCTTGGATGAGTACCGCAAGTCTTTTGAAAAAGACGGAGCGTTGGAGCGCCGCTTTCAGAAGATTATTGTGGACCCTTCAACCCCCGAGGAGACGATCCAAATCTTGACTCAAATCAAGGACAAGTATGAATCTTACCACAAGGTACTATACTCGGATGAGGTTATTGAACTT